TTCGACCAGCAGGAGATACTCTCCCGCACCATGGCCGTGTTTCAGGAAAAGGTGTTGGAGGTGGAGACCCACGTCGCGGACGCCAGGGGGAACTATGCCTCCCTGGACGTTCGCTTGCGGGCGATAGAGAACAACGAACTGGCCAATCATAACGATGCGACCAAGGCGTTGAGCCGACGACCTTAGCGCAGGCCGCGCCGACCTTGGTGTAGATCGGCGACGGTCGGGACGTTGCTGCCGACCAGCGGGATGGCGTGGTTAATAAGGCGGCGCTTGCCGTCCGCGATCGGGACTTCGACCGCCTCGTGCCACTCGACCTCGCCCTTGAGCAGCATGTTGTGCAACGCCATCGCATCGGCCTTGTCGAGGAACTGGCGCACGGGGTACCAGCCCACGGTTCCCTGGAACCGGCCCCGGCTCCCCACACCCATGACGGCGATATACCACACATCCAACTTGTCAGGGATCAGTGGCCCGCGCGTCACGCACGGCTCTGAACTGGGCGCGACCCAGCAATAGCTGCCGTCCACCATGGGTCCGATTTCCACCCTATCCGCCATGTCCACATGCATCACTTTTTCTCCAGGTGAAGTTGAAGCTCGGCCAAGGCACGCCAAACCACGTGCGCCAAATGCACTTCGCCGCTGTCGGGATCGACCGCGAACGGGGTGAGCAGATGCCGGGCGACGCAATCCAGGTGATCGCTCGACTTCTCCCGGCTCCAGTGCAGCGGCTGCCCGGGGTTATGCTTGTCGTTGCCGGCCTTGCTGACCCGCGCCACCGCCATCAGCGCATCGGGGAAGTAGTTCATGACGCCAGAGAACACCGGCGCGGCCTTGCGGGCGGCGCTGACGTTGGAGACCGCGACCGCTGGCCCCGTGGCTTGGCAATAGTCGGGGTCGCGGCAGAGAATGCCGGGACAAATAGGGCACTCGCGCATCACAGGGTTCCTTCCGTGTCAGGGAGCAAGATCACATCGAGGCCAAGGGCAATGGCCGTGGCATGCTCCGCGGTGGCCCCTTTGCTGTTCTTCCAGCCGGGCAGCATGGCGATGCCATCCGCCTCAGCGCATATCCACGCGAGGTCCGCACCCAAGGCTTCGCGTAGGTTGAACCCGTGCTGCGACGCGGCCAGGGTCTCGTCGCCGGTAGCATTCCCTTTGGAGATATCCGTCCCGTGGAGGGCGTTATCTCGCTCGGCCGGATTGAAGACAATGAACCCGCAGGCGCGCAGCCCGGCCGCCGCCCGATAGAATGCCGGGAAATTGAACTCCGGAATGCCGCGCATAGGGCCAGCGAGGTAAATTTTAAATTTGTGCATGATGTGTCCTCCTAAGTTCAGCCGTGCCAACGGCCATTCCAGATCGTCAGCACGGCCCGCTTGCCGTTCGGGTAGACGACCACGTTGCTATGGCTCCACGAAGACTGCCCTTCGTTGTAGCCCATGTCAAGCGCCCCCATGACGCCAACTTGATAGGCGCCCTCGACGATGCCGGCCACGTGACTGTGGCCAATGACGCACTTCCGCCCGGTGCGGGCGAACTGGGCGAGCGATCCCCGGCTACCGTTGGCGCCCTTGTCGCCGTGCATGCCCAGTTCGATGCCGCCGCCGGCCCCCTCGCACACCAGATATTCCTCGTCACGCTTTAGGAACCGGGTGCGCTTCGGAGCGCCGGCCGCCCGCAGCGTGTGCTCGATGGCGTCGAAGGTGTCGCCAACGGCCATGGCACGGTAGGCCGCGAGGTTGGTCTCCAGATAGAAGACGGCGTTCTCCGGGTCCTCGCGAAAGTCGGCTTCCTTCAGCCACCGGACCATGGCTTCGTCGTGATTGGACCGAACAACGACTGTTTCACACCAGGGTCGCGCGGCTTTTCCCAGAAACGTCGCGGCCTCTGCAACCTCGGCGGCAACGGCGGTAGCTCCGGCAGCATGCTTGGCCATGGTTTTCCACGGATCGTCTCTGTCGTGATGGTTGGCAGATCGGAAGTCCAGGAGATCATGAAGGATTTGCCGGCGAGGCTTGAGCGTGTCAAGGATACCATCACTTCCCCAGCCGAGATTTGAAATATCACGGGACATTGTGCGAACGTGGATATCGCCCCAGGCCAGAGCTTCCGGGCGGTGGCCATGAGAAACCTTGCCACCCGATACTTTACGGTCGAGATCATAGAACTCCCCCTCGCTGTCCGCGTTGATCTGTCGCACGAACCACGTGCCGTCGTGGCACACCTCGACGATCAAGCAACCGTAGCCGTGATGGAACTCGGCCTTCTGGCCAGCCTTCTTCGCGATGTAGTGGCGCTGGGTTACGGCACCGGTAGTATAAATGAGCTTACATCCTGATCCCTTGGGCGATGCCACCGATGCCATCGCGAACTTCGCATGCGGTATAATCGATGATGCCCGGCCGGTGTAACTTTCAAGACCCGATATTGGATTACTGGCCGTGGGGAGTAGCTGGAGCTCGCCGCACCACACGAGGCCAGGGGCAAGCTCAACGCTGCGATCAACCAGATAAGGCTCGATGTGGGGGTCCCACCATTCGTCTTCATCCTCTTTCTCCTTCGCGGTTTTTTTCTGCCCATTAGCAGCGCGGCTGGAGACGGCGTAGGTGAAGCTCGCGACCATGATCTGAGCGCCGTCGTGCTCAGCCAGGGACAAGAGATTGGTCCACAGTTCCGGGTGAACGTCCGTATTATTCTGGGCTGAGGTGACAAGATAGATAGCGAGGCGCCCGCGCTTTGGGAGGGGCATTACCTCACGTTGGATAGCCTTAACCCGGCCCGTCATGGTGTGATCTGCTTCACAGTTTTCATTATGTTAAGGAAATCTTCCGCGTCCAAGATGGCAATCCAGCGTCGTCGTGATGGACGATGCACGACGCAGGGGTAGGTCCCCTCGGCTGCATCACGCTTAGCTTGGTCCATGGCCGGCCACAGCGACAGGGTTTCAGTTCGCTTAACCTCGAAGTGGACACCAGGGACGTTCGACACCACATCTGGACTATCGCTCCCCCCTGAAAATTGTTGCCCGCGGCGAGCGGCAAATCCATGCTCACGCAAAAAAGAACTGAACTCAAGTTCACCCCGGGCTCCCTTCGCTCTGGAATTAACAGTCATTTGCCGTAGCCCATTTGGGTCAGCGCAAGCTGCACCATGTTCCATACGTGCTTGGCGGTACGGGGCCAGTGAAGTAGGCGGGTTTCCCTCATGGTCGTGCGCTTGTTGAAGTATTCAGTTGAGCGCCCCCGGAGGGTCCGGCAATCATAGTCTCCGAAGTTCCGATGCTCGACCGTATGCTTCCCGTCGTTGGCGATCTCCATGCGAGCAAGTTCCGTAGTAGCGCCGGTCACTGCGGACCACAATTCAACCTTGACAACTATCATTTTTTGTATCGCCCTCCTACCCATGCGTCCACTTTAATAGGCCAGCCCTTAGCCCACTCTCGGCCCGGGGCATTCGCCATCACCTCGATGAACTCGGCCTTACTGCCGTGGCCGTTCGGCACCTCGCACACTATCTCGTCGTAGACTGAGAGGATGATCGGGTAACTCTGGCGCCGGGCGTTCATCATAGAGGGGATCAGGTATTCTCGGCTGACGGCTTGGCAGGCGTTCTCAGCCAGCTTGCCGCCATAGGTCGAGACCTCTTTCCATTGGCCCTCTTTCTGGGCCTTGTAGACGAGTTGCGGGCGGGGCCGGCACTTGCAAGTCCCGTCGCGGCAGTCCTCCTTCGTTGATGGCTGATGCCATGCTGGAGGTTTCACCTTCAACTCGGGTTCCCGATACCATATCCGCTTCCCGTTTGGCAAGATCATCGAGAGCCATTCGTCCACGATCTGGAACTGGATCATGCCGTCATCGACCTTGATCGCTTCGCCGGGCTGCTTGACCGCTTCGATCGCCGCGGTCTCCAGAGATGCCCACCATGCCACGATGGCCGGGTGCGCAGCGCGCCACGCCTTGCAGATTTCAATGATGCGCGCGTCGGTGTGCCGGCCGCTGTCGTCGAACTTCAGCCACGCATTGAGCGCGCCCTGGTATCCGAAGGCAAGCTCGCCCGTCTTCCCGTCCTGCCGTTCCTTCGGGTGGGTGGCTTTCGTCACCGTGCCCGGCGGAAGCCCATGGATTTTTTCCCCCATCATCTCATAGATTTTGGCACCCTCGCGGAAAGCCTCAACCTTCCAGGTCTCCCCCGCGAGCACTGCCAGAATAACAGCCTCGATTGAAACGAAGTCACCGGAGTAAATTTGATGGCCGGGGCGAGCCTTGATCCAATGCCGCGACGCTCGCGATACAGCGTCCATGGCATCACCGTATACAGCGTCGAGCCATGCCGGATCACGTCGCATGATATCGCGGACCAGTTGCTCAGGATCGACATCTTCCCATCCTTTCGTCAGGTTCAGGGGCTGGAAGCCACTGCCGGTTTGCCGTCCTGTCTGGGCGCCGTGGTATCGCTGTTGCCACCGGGCCTGCCCGTCGCTACCCGATTGCCGGGCCATGGCATTCAGCTTCTTCGTGCTGGCCTTGTTGACCTTGAGCCGCAGCATGAGCGCATCACGCACCGGGCCGGCCGGCATGTCGCCTTCTAGTAACCCCTCCAGATAGTCGGCCTGCATGTTGTCCAACTCGACGCCACGAGCGGCAGCCCAGGCCATGATCTTAGCGCCTTGGGTCGGATTGAGGCCGGTGATACCACGGAACGCTTCAGAAAGTTCTGCCGCGCGCTGCTCAACCACCCAAGATGCGGCTACAATTCCTTCGGCGTCCAGTCGAAGACCGCGTAGGTTAATCTCTTGGTCGAGTTGGAAGATTGGTAGCTCGCGGTCAGGTAGGTCTCCCAAGTAGTCGCTAACCTGTTCTTCACGGAGCACATCCTCCTTGCAATATTGTATCCATTTGGCCATATCCTCGGCCGGGATCACCGGGTTCGCTGTCTTCAGGTAGAGCTTGGAGTATTTCGAGATCAGGCGACCGCCTTCCGCGTTCTTCCCTGGCATATGCAACGCGCGTAGCAGGCTCTCCAGCTTCCCCGGCATGGCGTAGTAGTGGGCGACGGCCATCGAACAGCGCCACTGCTCCGGCTTGATCGCCGGCCAGCCGTAGCGGGCCACCATGATGTTGTTCCAGTGCGCCAACTCGAACGAGTAGTTGTGGGCCTCGACTTCGTAGCCGGCCTCGATCGCCACGCGCAGATCGCCGGGGCAATTGAGGGGGTGCGAGAGCGGGGTCCAATGCCGCACCGCACCATTGAGAGTAAGCGAACCCGTCTCGTGCCTGATCTTCCAACACAGGACTATGATTTCGGTAGTGGGGTGGAGGCTGTATTCCCAAGCCCCCACCAACCCCAGATCAGCCCAGGACTTCGTTTCAAAGTCCATGAAAATCCTGCCGGTCAATGCTGGTCCTCCTTGGGGCCTCCCGGATCAGCGTGGTCCGCGTGCAGTATCTCGGTCTTCCGATCGCTGCCATGGCTCGATCCGACCCAGTAGCTGGCCACCATAATCGTCAGGTTCTTCATGGTTTCCTCGTCGCCGGCGCCCCACACCGGCCCGAGACCCATCAGATGGGCCACGTAGACGGCGAGCAAGGCGACCGTGACGACGGCCGGGCCGAAGCCACTCCAGCCAATCATACCGTCTTCGCCGGCAACCGTAGCAGCGCACCGCGGAAGTCCGCCACGCGAACCGGGGTCTGCTGTGCCCAGGGCGTGTCGATCAGCGCCTCCGCGGCTTGGGCATACTGCCCCTTGCAGATCATCAGCCACGTGTTAGGGAACTTGGAAGTCCATGCGACCCCGAGTTGGTAGCAGACAGACGCGAGGTAGGGGAGGAACGCCTGTTGAGTGATCCCGGCTACCTTGGCCAAGGAGACCGCCTTGTCCATCGCCGTGGCGCCGTCGTGGGTGAACCACCGCTGCACCGTGGCGTCAGGGATGGCGGCGCCGACCTCCAGGCCATCGCTCGGGAGCAGGAGATGCCCGATGCCACCGGTCGTATTGCCGAGGCTGTCCTGGTAGACCGTGTAACGCACGCCTTCCCGAAGCTTCAGCAGCGCCTCGTAGGAAGCCCAGGTCGCGTCGTCGCACCCAGGCACCGGCGAGGGGTCGACGACAGCCGGAGCGGGCGGCAATGGCGGCGGGGGCATGGCGGGAGAGAATAGGTCGGACAACCAACCAGGGATAATGCTCATGGTTTTTGTGCTCCTTCAACTGCGGTGTGGGCGGTGGCCAGGGCATCGCGGCACCCTTGGCCGGCGAGCATTGTGCTCCCGACCCACGAGAAAAACGTTGCGTCGTCGGCCGTGCTAGCGGGAACCGGCGGCTGGGCCGGACACTGCCACAGGGCCGGCGGCAGCTTTGGGGGCGGGGCCAGGGACACGACTGAGGTCGTGCAGCCAGTTAGAGAAAGCCCGACCAGCAGGCGAGGCAAGGCATGCGCGAGAAGTCGTGGCGGCATGGAGTTGCTCCTTAAGGGCGGCAGCCTGCGCCGCTAAGGCGACGGCTTCGGCCGCGGTATCCTGGAGAGCCGCAAGGCTCCGTAGGTCTTGCGCATGCTGGGCGGCGGCCACGAGCTTGACCTGTTGAAGTTCGATCTTGGAAGCTTCCGCAGCCTGGATGCCATGGTAGACCGCGTAGCCGGCGCCGGCCGCCGAGAGCACGAGGCCCCCGACGACGGCGATCTTGATGAAATCCAGCCCAAACATTAGCCGGTAATCCCTGAAATTGCCCAGAACACGCACTCTTGCAGCTTCGTCACGGCAAGTGAGAGTTCCCGGGATGGAACGCAGCCGTTCAGCGCGGCGAGTAAGTGGGAGGCAGCTTCCTTCACGTCGATAACCGTCAAACTCTCCCGAGCCGACATCGCCCGGTATTCCTTGCGAAAAATGTCGCTCATTATCCAGCCCTCCGGCGACGCACGCCCTCGGTCGGCGCCGCAGTGGCCCCGGCGACCGGCTTGAACAGGCTCGACTTGTCACTGGCGGTGCTCAGTTTCATCGACGGATCACTCCGCGTGACCT